ATCAATTGTTCCCATTGCATTAACATTTCCAGATGTGGGTTTGGAGTGAAAGAATTCAATGCAATTTCTCAACTGAAACTACAATACACGATTTTGCTGCCCTGTGGGGTTCTAGTGGACCACTTCACGAACTGGCACACGAAGTACTTTAAAACATAAAAAATGTGCTAGTGGATATCACTAACACGATTAATTATAATGTGCCAATCTACGAACTGGCACTCTAGTATACATCAACGAGTTCTTTGATGTTAACTTTGACATCTTCATCACCTTCTAACCCTAGAAGTTCTTTCCAGTCCATATCTTCTAGTGGTAGATCATCATAACACTCTACATCTAGAGTGACACATACTGTACGCTTGTTGTTGATGTACATGGGTCTAGTGCGTGATGTCCTATTGTATCATGCGTAATGACGATATGCAAGTGTCTCGTATGTGTCAGTGTCTCGTGCATAATCATCTTCTTGCTGCACATCCTCGTCTAGTGCTGCATATGACTCAACCCACATCTCATATGTCTCGTCGAGATCATATGCTCTATTATGACTATATGTATATTCGAGATCGTAATAGTCGTTCATGAGCTAGTCGAGATCGGTGGGGTGCTTGTTATGATTATACTGTATTCTCGTCGAGATTGCAAGCCCTCTGCCCGCCTCATGTCTCGTCGAGATCCATAGTAGTATATATGTATATAGTCGAGACTTATGTCATTATTGTAACATATATCTCGTCTAGAAATCTCGCAGTGTATATAAGACCTTCTAATCTCGCCTAGAAAATCGCGTCCGGTGGGTTGACAAAGTCGCGCTCGTATGCTAGCGTGCTAAACTCACAATAAGATCACACATTAACACACAATACTCCACATTATCAAATATTACTTAACTTTATCAAGAATAATACAATATTACTACAAAATAAAATAAAAATAACTCTCTTAAATATTGAAACGGTTAAATAATATAAAATAACCGTTATTTATAATACTTTCCGGAGAGCAGTTTTGCAAGGACTCATCTACCTCATCATCAACATTGAAACAGGACACAAGTACGTCGGAAATACCACACAAACACTCAATAAAGAGTGGAAACACCACATAGAGTGTGCTAAACGTATGTCTGGTGAATCATTACACTGTGCCATGCGTAAGTATGGTAATCATCTGTTTAATATCAAACAAATAGATGAATGTACCACACAAGAGTTAGAAGATAAAACAAACTATTGGATAGGTAGATATAACTCTGAATACAACAATAACTTACCTATTGTAGAGAAAAAAGATATTAAATCTCCCTTTGTAATTAAGAAAGACAATGAAATAGTTGAATCATATGAACCAAAGAAACCAAAGTACTTACCTACATTCACAGATGAAACAAGAGGTAATGGTAAACATTCAGGTATTCGTATACAAGGTTTGAATATAGAAACAGGCGAATTAAAAGTATGGGATAATGCAAGAATGGCAGCAGAGGAACTTGCAGGCAATCCAAATCGTAACGCAAACATACTACTATCAGCACGTAAGGGTTATGTCTCTTATGGTTATAGATGGAAGCTGCTAGAACACAAAAGCAAAAAGAAAGCAGTGAAAGGTATCAATAAGGTTACCTGGGAGGAGATCTTCTTTGAATCGCGAGCAGATGTTATCAGACGTATGGGAAATGGTACTCATGGTAGTACACTCACAAAGGCACTGAAAAGCAATGGGCGTTATACTTGGCGTGGTTATATGTGGTTCTACGTCTAATACACACACCAGTTCTTGGGGTTTGTATAACCCATTGGATACTTCATCGGTTCATCTTCTTTGAGAACTAATATACAATCACCGGAAATCGCGAGTCGCTCGCTCTGAAAGTTCTGGGAAGTCTGATTTACAGGAACTGTGAAGTGGGCGGCAGAACTTGGGAATATGACTAATTTACCTTCTTCTGGGGTTATTTGATAATTGGGCGTTGAATGTAAAGTATATTCATTCATCCAGGTATTAATTTCATCATCACCAAACACACCCTGAAAAACTTCATTCTGATGGTTCTTTACAGTGAATACCAAAACATTAGAATCAACTGGTACATTCATATAATAAACAAATGAGATATGAGTTGCGGAATGTACATGAACTGGTAGATTTTCATCATTCTCCTGACTTCTGGAGATCCATGATTTTACCATACAAACTTCAAATATATCCTTCATTCCTAATGTGCTTATACAATAGTTCTTGATATGATCGGATATTAATTTAAAGAACTCTGCCATTCTTTCATCACAATGTATCACTGGGCGACCACAATGTTCCGATACAACATTATAATCACCATCCGAATTATGGCGATCATATTGATAATCACCATAAACATCATTCATGAATACTTCTTTCCATTGCTTATGTTCCTCAATCATTGCACTATAAACAGACAATGGAAACATAGTCGTCACATCATATTTCATCAATTACCATTTACCTATAGGACATTCGGCAGCAGACAGTGCCGTCTTTTGTTGAAGAAAACACCCACATTCTCTACACCTTTTTCTCATACGATCAAAATGTTCGCATGCCTGACATATATCATACCTTCGTTGTTTCTCAAATGGTTCGACAAACATCTCCTGACCTTGCAGGGCATTTGCACCAACATCCTGCATCAATTTAACAAGGTTTCTACCCTGTTGTGTTATTGATGGATATTGTTGTTCGTTATTCGACTGCGACATTGAACCATCCTGTAATGACATATTTAATGCCTTCTAAGACTAATCCACCCCTATGTGCATGTGTTAATCCTGCAGGCCAAATTAACAACTTCCCCTGCTCTGGTTGTATCCTCTTATGATAATACAGAAACTCAGTCTCTCCACCCTTGAAATCATCATTCAAATAAAACATCCAAACCATTGATCTGGTGCAGTGCTCTATTGAATTGTTCTCATCGTGCCATACATGATAACCACCACCAGCAGGTGTCTTCTGTACCTTTTGTGTGGTCGAATAATATTTGCCCTCTTTTAAATGTCCGTACTGATGAATATACTCATCAAAACATTTAAAAAGAATCTCATTTACATCACGTTCAACAAGTCCATTCATTCGACCCGTGATATTACATAATTCAACCGCATAATCATACCTACCAGCAATTGAATTCTGAAATTGAGTATCCTCACAATAAACAGATTTTGTTCCGTGATAATAATCAAACTCCTTCATAATACCCGTGCATAATTCTACGGGTAGTGCATTCTCATATAATCCAATAAAATCATCATATGATCCTAATGGACCTTCCTGTTGGTTTTCTTGATCTTCAGTCATTATCAATCTTCATCATCAACAACAACGACAACACCCTCTTCAAGTTTGCCAGTAATTGAATTATAGCAGGTTTCAACAAATCCGTCAAAATCACATCCCCACCTATCATCAGGACATTTTTCAAAACATGCAATTATTTTTGATGCTAAAGGACATCCACATAGGGTGCATTTATCCTTTAATGGTTTGCGATGTTCGCATGAATTACATATATCTCTCCTCTCTTCCTGTGCCCTCTCTGATGCTACAAAAGGTTGAGGATATTCTTCATGAATAAAATCTTCTAAGAAATCGAATAGTTGTTTTTGAAACTCTCTTTCCGTCTCAATTGGTTTAAACTCAGCATTATTATTCAATTCCATAATCTAGGGATGTTTTACTTTATGTAGTCACATTTGTTAAACTACCCTTTGCCTTACTGGAATTATTAACTTTCACCTGTGATTTAGTATTTGAGAATACTGCAATTCCTCCAGCACCAGCACTTGCCTGACCGTAAAATCCACCCCTGTTTCCACTATTACCACTGTTTCCAGAATTACCAGAGTTTCCACAATTACCGCCACTTTGACTGACGCTGTATCCACTTATTGAATTACAGTTTGAGCAGGAACCACTATTTCCGCTGTTTCCACTGTTACCACTGGTTTTGCCATCATTAACACTAATGTTTTGAGAACCCTGTCCCCTAGCACCAGTTCCTCCATTTCCTCCACTTCCAGCATTTCCTCCAGGAGCACTATTTCCAGAGAAGTTATGACTAAACGTGCAAGACTTATTAATTGTTCCGAAACAGATACTTTCACCTCTGCTTCTGTTACCACCCTTACTGTTTCTACACCTACTTCTATTCCTACTACCAGAACAACTGCCAGAAATAACATTACCACCAATACCACCAATATTTTGACTACCACAACCAGAGGAAGTATTATTACAAGCAGAATTACCTCTGAAGTTTAATCCTGAACCACTATGAACGTTAAAACTTTTAGATGAGTTAAAATTACAACTTGCTATATTTCCACTGTTTCCGCTATTGCCACTATTTCCAGCATTTCCATTAGATCCACCACCGCCACCAGCAAAGAGTCGACCATTACCAAGATTAACATTGATAATAGCACTTGTGCCAGATCTATTTGAGTTTTGTATGATTGATGCAGCAGTTCCACCTGTTTTTCCTACATTACCACCAACACCAAAAACTCCCCTTGGTCCATTATTAGTGTTATTTGCATTACCTGGATCACTAAATGTATCGGAATCAATATCAATATCTAAATTATATGCTTCGGCAGAGAATCTAAGTGCCGCATGAGAAGCGTGGTTATAATTGCTGTTACTAGCACCATTTCCTTGTGTCGTACTAAAAACACGCCCAGAGATTTTTCCAGTCTTAGGAACATTACGTGATAAATTATCATTCCATGTTGTACTGGCACCATCTGATAGTAGATATTTGCTGTTTGCTCCCGTTTGTGTAACTATGTAATCTTTAATAACACCATCATCACCTTCTCCGCGAAAATCACTGAAACTAATTGTGCCTGATGTAGCAACAGTATCATTCTCACTTGCATCTGGAACAAAATGCCCTGATGATTCCGTACCAAACTGAGCAGTAGTTATATCCCTATCTGTTTTTCTATAATACTTAGAAAATGAAATTGAATTATTATTTCCACCAAAAGTATCACGAATAGTCTTTAAACTAATCGATCCACTTGAAAAATACTTTGTTTGATTATTTGTATTTCCAGTCGTTGCCATTTAACAGTAAGACTTTTTTTTATTTATCAAGTAACTCATACTTAATAGCAATAGTGAATCGATGCGTACTTCGGAAACAAGTTGCTCTATGTAATAAAGCAGCATCAAATAGAATCATTCTATTTGGAATAGGTGGATATCCTTTAATAATATCACCGTGATATATTTGTGTTTCTCCGCCCTCATTTATTTCCCAACCCATATTAGGATAATATAAAAAAGTTAAATCACCCTCTTTACCATCAGTATGGAAGTATGGATTTTCAGTTGGTGCAAAGCAATTAACATACATTCTATAAAGACGAAACTTTGATGCATCGTCTCCCATAGATCTTTTGATCCTATATTCTATTAAAGGATATATTTCATGTGTCTCTGGAATATTATGAACTAATCCTGTTGGTGGAGTTTCCTCATTATCAACCTCACCATACGAATACTGACAATTTAAACAGTAATTATATATGAATTGATGTTCACGTTCGGTAAAATAATTATCAGATACTTTTACATTATATTCACTCATCATCATCCTCTTCAATATCAGTTACACACACATTGAACGAAATAGTAATCCTTGGATAATCAGGAGTTGGTTGTCCAGGATTTACTTCATGTTCAAGATAAGCAGGAATCATGATAAAATCACCCTCCCTGGCATTAACATCAACATTATCGCTATAGTTCCTCTTATCAAAGAACTCAAAACTTGAAACTCTGATATGTCTGGAGGGATCATACAATCTTAACGGAGAATGTATTTCAGGGTTATAACTTACAAAATGAATACAGGCAAAATGATTCTGTTTTTTCCAAGTACCAAAATGAGTATGTGCTTCTTGATATTCTCCATCTGAGTAGAGATTATACCACATATCAGTAATTTCTACAGAAAAGTTTCTATCAAAAAAGTTCTCAAGAACGTTTATGTATTGTTTTAAAAGTACTTTACCTACATCACTATTTTTATCCAGCATCATATTATTGAAATCTTCATCATCAAATGAAGTTTTCAAATGATTAGTTAACCAACCTTCTGGAGTAATATTATGCCTATTACCGTATTTTTCAATTAAAGGAAGAATTTGTTCTTTAATTGCAGCATTATTTTCAACAGTACCGTGGTACATGTTTACTGGAAATATATGCTTTAGATAAGGACTCATTCTTTATTCAAGGATCAATATTCCTGTATTGTTGGGACTTATAGGTATCTATGGTATCAGCAGAATCAAATCTATTATAAACATCCATCTCTTCTAAATCTTTACCATACTTATTTCTTCTTGTATAAACGTACTCTAATTCCTTCCACGACCAGGGATAACACAATAACAAAGTATGAATATATTTGTGCTTTTCTTCTGGTGTATATTCACAGTTTGGTTTTGGTTTAACACCAAGTTCTATTGTAATATATTCAACATCTTTGAAATATACCCACCCCTTGTGATCACCCCAGATGACATAATCATTAACCATTGGTTCATATGGTTTCTCAACCTTTGGAACACGATCAACTGGTTTAGTTGACATTTGCTTCCACATTTCATTCATACAAATGCTGCCTCCAATGGAGTGAGATTGAGTTGCATTGCAGTATAGGATCTGGTTTTAGAAATGTCTACTACATCTCCATGTTTGTTACTGTTGACGGGGGCACAATATACTTTTGTTTTCGTGTTGTAGAACCCCCAGATGGTTCTAGGAGGATCATCCCTGTAAGTAAAACGATTAGGGAAACGCAACCAAATCGAAACCATGTTTCGTCGGTGCTGCTCCACTTCGTATCTGTATCCTTCTGGTGGTTCATGAATAAAATCAGGTGGAAGTTCAATCATTGTCAGGAACTGCTTTAATCCTATTGGGACTAGTACCTTCACTCAAAAGATATTCAATTCGTTCTGATGCTACTTCTTTAGTAAGTTTTCTAAACTCATCGCCAGGAACTTCCCACCCAGTGGTGGTAAATTCAAGAACTTTGTATAACTTTTCCATCAGGTGGTAAATGCCTCCACAACACGGGATTCTTCTTCATCAAGTAAACTAAACTTTGGTGCTCGTTTTACCTGAGTGATGATTTGTGTGTCATATTGACTGTCAAGTTCATCACGCCAATTCATTAAAACGTCATGACAATCATGATCATCTTCTGCAACTACGGCAACCATTCCACCATATTCAGATGAAGGAAATGGGACCCAGTAATCAACCAAATAAAGATTCTTCATTGCTCCTTTTGTGTTTCCTCTGTAATACTATCAGATGAACGTAAATTAGTCAACTGCCTCTCTAATTCATACTTAACTGGTGAAAGGTGATTGTAAATGTAATTCATCCATTCATTATCTTTCGTAAGTTCCACAACATTATCCACCTGTTGTAATGCAAGGATTAAACGAACCTGCTCCCTTTCTTTGGGAGTTTCTTTATGTTTGTCGCCATATGCCATTAGAGGAACTCCTGAGTAAAGTAATCAACAGTCAACTCCATCTTTGCAGCAGTATTCTCAATAAATGTATCAAGAATAGTTGGTGCATCTTCCTTCACAATTTCATACCACTGATACCACAATTCGGGATTAGTTGCGGGTGTTACAGGAGCAGTCATATCATCAATAATCCAGGTTGTGTAGTCGGAAGAAGAAGAAATCATAGTTAATTATATTAGATACAATCCAAATCGTATTGAGATTTTGATTGCATAACTTTCATCAAAGTTTCAACCGCGCTCTCCATTGCTGCTCGGGAATAACCAGCAGCATAAGGATAACTGCGATCATATTCATCGGTATCGTCTGGAACGTATGAATCTACGTTGCGGCAAACCTTAATAGCATCCTGCAAACGATTGATAACCAGTTCAAGATCGTAGTTGCTGATATTACACATTACTCAGGTCCTCTTGTTGTTTACGGAGAAATTCGATATTGTTATTAATTTCCTGAACTTCGGATAGAAGTTTCATCTTACGCTTTGCAAGTGCGATGATACTTTTCTCAAGTTCGTTGATGTGATTTTGACGTTGCATGGTTAGTTGAGTTGGCATTTCGTTTTCCCAAAAATCAGTCCAATCGGCGGAAGTAATAGATGTCATTAAACCAGTGCAGGTTGTTTGAAGTATAGTCCAGCACGGGTCATCATATCAACCAATGTAGATTGAATTTGATACATCTCATCATGCTGAGAGTCACACAAATCATATTCTACCATGTCAAACTCTTCCAGGTTTACAGTTCCATCACGATACATAGGGGCATAAAACAGTTCACCTTCAGTGCATACAGTGTACATACATCCATGTTCTTCAACAGCCAGATAAACACCAGAAAGGTCAACGTTCATGATTAGAAAAGGAGAAGTTGGTTGAATTCAAGGTGATCGCAGCATGAATCATCATCATGCAAATCGATCATATCAGTGTCAGTTTCAGAAAGGAGTTTACCGAACAGAAAGTCGATAAACTCATGATCTTCTTTAGAAAACATAATCAGCAACTCATTGGCATGTACTCAGAGCGATCCATTTTGTCGGTGTGATAATCAGTAACCTCAGCACCATTAGCAATACGTGATTCCCACTCATTACGGGCATCAATTTCAGTCACAACGCTGTAAGACTTCAAACCATTAGAACGGAAGGTAACACGCTTGTTAAAACGCTTTACAACAACCTTCATGCCCGTGATAGGATCTGCTTCTGCAATGAATGCCTCAGGGAAGAAGTCAACGATGGTGACGTTAGTGGTGAGTTGCATGGGTTGTGTTCCCTTGATTACTTTGTAATTATAGCAGGGTGGTGGTGCCCGTGGGGCAGGTAGTGGTCCAGTTCTTAGGGTGTCACTCGGGGATCTCCATGTAAGTCATATCAGGATAGATTCCCATT